CCGAAGCCACCCTGCTCCGCGTACTCAGCCACGGCACCCGTGCCAGGCAGGGGCTGCGGCAGCCGGCGGATCACCAGCCCCAGTGCGTCGCGCGCGAACGCCAGGTTGTGTGTGGTGATCGGGCCGCTCCCGGTCTGCTTCACATACTGCGACCGGAAGACCAGGAAGTCCTTGATGCGGCCAACGGTCCCGCCGATGATCGCCTCGGGGCCATTGCCGGCGGTCTGCTGCTCCGTGAAGCGGGAAATCTGACGCAGTCCGCTGTACGCGTCGGGGCTCACGACCAGGTACTTCGGCGTCCCCTGCGGAACCTTAGACACGAACAGCTCCGTCTCGGCGGCGTCAATCGTCGATTCGGTCAGCGCCGTCCCGCCGGTTCCCACCGGGGAGTTGGCCGTGAAGCTCGGATATGTGCCGAGCAGGTCGCCCTCGATCTTCTCGGCGACGGCATTGATCGCTGGCTGCATGTACGTCGCAATCAGGTCCGGCACGGCGAGAATCCGTGTTACGTCGGGGATCACGAACGTAGCCTCGACGTGGCTGTTCAGGACGATCTGCGCATTGCCGAGGTTCGGATTCTGGTTCTGAACCGTGCCCGCCTCAGCGATGTTGTTCGCCGTCATCGTCGGGGGGATCGGGACGTTCACGGTGTCGCCCGCCTGGGCCAACACCGGCTCGAAGTCCCTGTTCACGAGGTTGCCCATCACCAGGTTTCCGATGAGGGCGGGAAGCGCACGCGCGGCGACCAGTTTCACAATGGCCTGCGCGACGTTCGCGGATGTGATTTCATTCGCCATTCTTTAGTTCTCCAGGTTGTATTCGCCGCTGGTTACTTCACGCCGGGGAAGTGTTGACGAATCGCAGCGAGCGCGGCAGCCTCCTGCTCCTTCGTCATGCCCGGTTTGATGTCGTCGAGGGAGACCGTAGCGGTGCCCTTGCGGTTTCCGCTGGACGCGCCCGCGCCGCCCGCAGGCTTCGGGGCGAGCAGGTATTCGTGTTGCTTCATCGCGTCCTCGATGAACTGCGCGAGCGGGGCGTCTTCGCTCCCCCCGATCAGTGAGCCGTCGTCACCACGCCTGATGTCGTCGCGAAAGATTTTGAACGCCGCTTCGCGCGCGCCATCGCTCGCAAAGTTGAACTTCGAGAGTTCGGAGCGGATTGCAGCGTGCCGTTCCTTCTCCTCGGCCTTGCGCTCGCTCTCCTGCCGGGCCTTCTCCGCCGCCTCGTACTTCGCGGTAAGCGAGGAGATCTGCTTTTCGAGCGCCCGCACCTTCGGGTCGGTCTTATCGCCCCCCTTCGGTTCCGGCTCGGGGTCGGGATCAGGATTCGGCTCGGGGTCCGGCTTCTTTCCCAGTTCCGTCTTCAGGTTCTTGATGGCCCCGTTGATCGTCTTGTTCACGGCGTCCATGAGTGACTTCTGGAACGCCGCCGGGTCGAACGGAGGAGGCGCATCGCCGACACCACCACCGCCGTCTGTCCCTTCGCCCGCCTTGTCACGCAGCGGGCCGCGCATCCACCACAACTGACTCATTGGGTTTCCCTCTCTGCTGCACCCGCGAATACCAGCGCGGCCTGGTTGGATTGGTTCAGCACCCTGCGTTTACCGCCCGCAGGCACGGCGTGAAATCGTTCAGAACGGCACGTCCTCGTCGGTCGCCCCGGCAGGTGGCCCGTGCTGCTCAGCAGAGGCACCCTGCGCGTTCGGCCCGAGGAGGATGAGGTTATCGGCCACCACCTCGGTGACGTACCGCTTCTCTCCGCTCTTGTCCTCGTAGCTGCGGGTCTGGAGCCGGCCCTCGACCAGAACGGCTTTCCCCTTCGTCAGGAAGTTGGCGACGTTCTCTGCCCGCCAGAAGACGATGCGATGCCAGTCCGTCTCCGACTTCCACTCGCCGGACTTCTGGTCCTTCCAGCGCCTCTCGGTCGCGAGGCTGAAATTGGCAACGGAGACTCCGCTGCCGGTGGTCTTGATCTCTGCGTTTCCGCCCAGGTGTCCGAGTAGGATCACCCTGTTTAGGCTGCGTGGCATTGTGACCTCGTAAGGGGGATACAGGGGGTTATTCTGGTTCTGGTTCTGGAGAGTATTACCGGAGCCTTACCGGAGCCGTACAGCGGCAGTACTGCGGTAATACTGTAGTATCAGGCTCCACTGAAACTAATGGACTTAGCGCTTGAGGCTTACCTTGGACCACGGTTGAGGCTCCGATACTGCGGTATTACCGCAGTGGTGCTGTAGAACTACTGCGGCATTTCTCCAGTACGACTCATCGCGCCAGTCAACGACTCGCGAATCTGCTCGCGCCGCCTTTGATCCTCTTCGGCTAAGCGCTGCTGCCGACCGGGAGCCGCATCGATCTCACCATCCACCTTCTGAATCACGTCTGGCCGTGCGTCCTTCAGGAGACACCGCGCCACACGCTTCATGACCTCCTTCTCCAGCGTGTCGCTCGGGATGCCAAGATCTGCCGCCGCCTGTGCCACGGCCAGTTCGTCCGTGGAGGTGTCATCGTCGAACGTGAAGCCGCGCACATCGAACGTCACGTCTCGGTCGCCACGGATTTCGGCCACGTCGCCGAGGGTATTCTGCATGGCAGCACGGAGCACGTCTCCTAGGGCGTTGAGCACGTCCCGGCTAGGAGCCATGTCAATCTCTTTCGAGAGTCCCGATTGCGCAGCCGGCGTTGCCGCGGTACTGCGTCCCTGTGCCTGGAGGTAGAGCTGCCGGTACATCTCCTCGCGGATCGCCTGGATTTCCTTTGCGCTCACATCATATGTGCGCCCGGACGGTTCCGCATATTCAAACCTACTGCCGGCTTCTGGCAGGTGGATGTAGGCGGTCTCTGAAACCGTAGGCGGTTCACTGTACTCGCCGATGATGACGGGCACAGGCAGGCAGCCCATCGTCAGGCCCCAGTAGTACGCGTTCTGGAGGTTCAGGTGCGCCAGTGCGTGGAGGTACACCCTGTTCGCGAGCCAGAGGCCATCTGGAATCTGCACCCACCGCACAGGCACGCGAACCGCCTCCGCGAGTGCGTGGGGGCCGGCGTCAACCAGAGTCGCGGAATCGGCTTTCTGGTTGCCCTTCTCACGCGCGGCCTCGTAGACGCGGTATTCGGCCCTGTCGAAGTAGTACCAGCGGTCAAGCACCTTCGACTCGCCTCCGAAGGCCCTCTCCTCGCTCGTCGTGGCAATGACGATCCAGGCCAGATTGCCGTAGGCATCGGTCTCCCAGTTGATGACTTGCCGGGGATCGTACAGCACCATGTATGGGTCGAGCGCGCCGCTGGATTTCTGCTCAGCCAGGGTCGCCGGCTGTGCCGCTGTCTTTGGCAGATCGGTGAGCACGAACGCCGAGCCGTAGAGCATTAGCGAGCGCAGGACGCGCCGGAATGTGTCCACGTATGTGGTACCGCTCCTGTCGCAGTCGGCCAGGAACCGCGAGTAGAACTCTGCCTGTTGGCCCTCCGGCTCCCCGTCGCCACGCCTGGTGTGGATGTCCGGGTCGTCTTTGAACATCGCCGCCTCGTACCAGCCGAGCGCCGTCCCGAGCACGTTCTGGTACGTGAACCTGGCAACGCGCGCCGTGTACACCTCAGCGAGTTCCTTGGGGCGCTTCACCAGGAAGTGCTCGGCCTTCGCCTTCAGCGCGTGCCCGCCCCGGTAGAGGAGGTCGATGTCATCCCAGGCCGGCGCGTTTGCCGCGTAGTCGGGGTGCTTCGCGTCGAGAGCCTTCACTGGCATCGACACAAGTGGAGCAGGCGTGGTCATCGGTCATCTCCCCTTTCCTTGCGAGCCTCTTCCAGGTGCCGAATACGCGCCTGCATCTCGATGATCTGGGCTTGGTAGCCGAGGTTAAGCGTCCGAAGCTGCTCATTCTCAGCCAGGATGCGCCGCAGTTCTGATTCGAGGGTCGCCACACGCTGTTTCAATTCCCCGATCTCCTGGTTGCGCAGTTCAGCAAGTGTCTTCCATCCCTCGACGGCCTTCTCCAGAGTCTTGACGTAGGCGTTGCGGTTCAGGTAGAAGAGTGCGAATCCAGCGCCGGAGACGACGATCAGGCCCTCGATGACGCGCCACACCACTTCCAGTGGCATGCTCATGCAGCAGCCCTCAGGGGCGGAGTCAGCGTAGTTCGCCGGGTGATTGACCCATCCGGGAGCACGCCGACGCGAGGTTCCGTAAGAGAGAAATACTCATCGACCGGGTAGAGCGCATACGGGCGCAGCTCAGTGAAGACGCGCCCGAGCCGTTGTTCGATGCGGTAGACGGAGTGGAAGAAGTTTCCACGATCGATGTTCAGAGCCCGAACGCAGTGCCGCCAATCGAAACGTTGAAGGAAGTGCAGGTCGAAGATGCGGTACTGGAGATCGTCGAGTGTGCGCCGTGCCACCAGGCAGAAATCGGCGCAGAAATCCTCATTCCGTCGGCTATAGAATCTTTTGGAGTCCATTCCGCACTGGACGATTCGCTTCGTCACCATCGATGTCCGGCCCTGGTGCTCCTGGATGTAGCGGTACTTGCTCAGGCAGGCGCGGAAGATCTCGCGCAGCACGCAGCCACACGGCTGGAGGCTGCCCGTGATCCCGCTCCAGCGCAGACCGCTCCCATAACACTGCGAGCAGTGCGCGCGCGCCAGGGCGATCACCCGCGAGCGGCTCCAGAACTTGGGCTTGTCCTCTGGAACCACGCGCGCGCTGGCTGGTGCGCCGCCCAGGGCGCGACCATTGCGCCTTGCGTCGTTCACCCCCTTTGGAACGCTGGCGGGCTCTTGGTGCACGGGAATCGGGCAAGTGGCCATGTCGCGCCTCACAGGGTGTAGTAGGTAACCAGAACGCCTTCGCCGTTCACGTCGGCATCAACCAGGAAGTCGGCCAGGCGGAAGACGTTAGAACCCGAGTGGGCGACCATCTCGGTCTCGGCGCTCGCGGCCAGCGGCTTGTTGATGACGCCAGCGAGCGTCGCCTTGCTCAGGTCCGAGTTGCCGAAGTACGCCTTCTGGGTGTTCGCCGGTAGGCCGGATACCACGACCCTGTTCGCCACGAGGGTGGCGTCTGACGTGACAGCGACAGGCGTGCCAGCAGCAGGCACAGTGACTTTCAGGGATTGGACTGTCATGGGTTGCTCCAGTGGGCGCTACACGCCCAAGAACTGAGACCGAGGCCCGCCGACTTGCCGGAGGCCGAATTCCTTCTCGACGAGGTACCCGAGAGCGTCGCTGGCGTGCGTCCGCTTCGGGTCGGACTTGTCGAGTTGAGTGAGCGTGTTCCCGTGGGGGTCTCGCTTCCACCCCACACGCTCAAAGTCCGCGATGAGTTCTTTACACCGGGGATCGACGATCAGCCGCCGGTCGCCAGCGTGGTTCTTCAGCATGGAGTTGACCGCCGTGATCCGCCCCTTTACTGTTGGGTTCGACGACGGCACCTTGAACTGAGCCTGGAACCTGTCGCCGTTCCGTTTAAAGAACTCCCGGACGATCTGCCAGTCCGTCTTGTCCGCTTGGCTGGACCGACTCTCGCCTGAGGCGTCGCCGTAGACGGTGACGGGCAGCCGAACGACGCCGTATCGGTCGCCCTGAAGGATCTTTTGGTACTTCCCGGCCCGCTCCAGGAACTCCTCGCACGCCTCACGCGTGTTCGAGTCGGGCAGGATCAACTCATCCAGGACATGCACCCGGCCATCGACCACCTGCGCCAGGACCGAGCACATCGGGTTGACGTTGAAGTCCAGCGACCAGCACAATGGCTGGCGACGGTCGAACTCAACAGTTCGAACGTTCCCGTTCCGGTCGAAGGAGTAGTATGCGGCTCCTTCAAACAGCGCCTCGAATGAGGCTTCATATTCCTGCCGGAACGTCTTCTCGTCAAGCTCGCGGCGTGCGGCCTCGATCTCTTCCGGTGTGACGTTGCCGCCGTCCAGGGTCGTGAACTGGAACGATGCCCACCCCGGCTCGCCAGCGATACCGCGCTGATAGAGGTCGTAAAAGTGATTGCGGCCCTCCGGGGTCCCGATGAACAACGCCCGCCCGAGTCGGTCGGACAGCTTTGCCCTCAGCGCCTCCGTCCACGCCTCGGGCGCGATGTCAGCGAACTCGTCAAGGACCAAGCCATCAAGACCGCCACCGCGCAGCGAGTCATAGTTCTCCGCGCTCCTCAGTGCGATTCGACCGCCACATCTCAGATCAATGGACAGTTCCGACTCGTTCGGCTTGCCAACCATCCAGGGAGCCGCGATAGCCTTCAGTGGCCTCCATAGGTCATCCTTCGCCTGGTGTCTCGTCGGCGCGACGTACCAGGCGACCTTTCCCGGTCCATCCGCCATCCGCAGCAGTTCGGGAATGGCGAGGAAGCTCTTACCAAAACGCCTCCCGGCGACAAGCACGCGGAACCGCGACGGATCGTTGTAGACTACGCTTTGCTTTGGTCTGAGGATGATGTCGGGGGGGCGGTTGCCGCCACTACCGGACCCATACTCGCGCTCGAAGGCTGCGCTCCAATCGTCAAGCTCGTCGCTCCAATTCCCATCCCAGGCTTCGCCCATCGTTCCCGGTACTTCGGATGCCGTTCCAGCAGCCAGGCAGCAGCAGTCCACTGCTTCGCCGCCGCTCTGCCGATAGTGGCAACCAGCCTACCCTCAGCTACCGCCGTCGCCTTTTTTATGGCTTGGCAAAAGTCCTTGTTTTTCTTGATCCAACGGTAGAAGGTGCCGTGGTCAATGCCTGCCATTGCCGAGGCCACCTGTACCGGAATCGCTGCGCTGATTGCGTCGCAGATCGTCTTCTGAATCTCCGGCGTCAGCTTCGTCGGACGACCAGTTCGCTTTGTTCCCACACGGTTAACCGTTCAGTAGTTTGGGCTTTAGGCCCATCTCGGACATGCGCTCAAGAATGACCGCGACGTACTTCGGCTCGTACTCCATGCCGAGGCAGACGCGGCTAAGCTGCTCGGCAGCGACGAACTGGCTGCCGGAGCCGGCGAACGGCTCGGCCACCACGTCGCCGTTGACGGTGTGGTTCAGGATGGGCCGGCGGAATAGCTCAACCGGCTTCTGGCTGATGTGCGCCGCATGAAAGTTGTCGGCGTCGTCGCCAGTGCGCCCGGCTCCGCTGCCGTTGCCACAGTCCCAAACGGTCGTCTGAGAACGGTCGCCTTGCCAGTTGGCGTTCGCGCCCTTCCGAACCGCGTACCAGCACGGCTCGTGCTTCCAGTGGTACGCGCCGCGCCCGAAGACCATCACGGACTTGTTCCAGATGATCTGCGCACGGAGTTCGTAGCCGCACGCCTCCAGACTCGCCGCTACCACATCAGCGTGTAGTCCACCGTGCCAGACGTACAGGATCGGAACGTTCCAGAGCGCCCAGACCTCGCGCCAGTCTGCCTTATCGTCGTTCTCGATCTTTCCGACGCTGTAGTTGCCGCTGGAGTACTTCGCCCGCCACTCGCTGTCATACTTGACGCCGTAGGGCGGGTCCGTTGCCATCAGGACCGGCTTCGCGCCGGCGAGTAGGCGCTCAACGTCGGTGGCGACCGTGCTGTCTCCGCACAGTAACCTGTGCCGCCCGATCTCCCACAACTGCCCGCGTTCAGTGCTCCACTTCTCGCGAAGCTCCTCCGCGCGGTCGACCTTCGCCTCGGGACCGTCGCCTTCCAGGTCCGGGGTGGCCGCGCCGAGGCTCGCCAGGAGTTCGTCAACCGCCGCCTGATCGTAGCCAGTACCCGTAAGCCCCCCCCCCTCAATAACTTGCGAGAGGAGGTCCGCGAGAGCCTTATCGTCGTAGCCCGCGAGGTCGTTGGTGCGGTTGTCGGCCAGGAGGATGCGAAGCGCCTGCTTGTCGTCGGCCTCAACCCAGACGACGGGGATCTCCGTGGCTCCGGCATCCTTCGCGGCCTTCCAGCGGTGATTGCCGGCCAGGATCAGGCCGGTCCCCTTCTGGGCCACGACCGCTCCGTAGAAGCCATTTTGGATGATCGACTCGGCGATCACTACGGTATCGCCCCTGCGCGGGTTGCGCGGGTGCGGCTTCAGCGCGTCCACCGGGACGAGGTCGTATTCCTGGTTGATTATCTGCACGGTGTGCTGGCGTGGTCTCGGATTGCCTGAACGACGGAGCCAATTGCGGACACAGCAGAGAGGATCTGTGTCTCGCGGACGGGGGACGGTGGTGCGTCCTTCAGCGCCTCCAGGCGGTAAGTCTCGAAGCGAAGTTGCTGAAGCAAGGCGTCCATCACATGATCTCCGCCAGGGAGTTGACGCCCATCTCCCCGAAGATCGCCCGGAGCATCTCAAGCGCTTTGGTTTCGATCTGCCGGACCCGCTCACGCGAGACCGCCAGAAGCTCTGCAATGGCTTCGAGCGTCCAGTCCTCCAGCCGAAGGATGACCGTCAGCCGTTCGCGCTCTGGCAACTTCGCAAGGGCCGCGCTCAGCAGGCGCGAGCGCTCACTTGCCGCAGCGACAGCCTCGCCCTGGTACTGATAGACGAAGGCCGGATTGACAGACTGCGTCGATTGGGCCATCATGCGTCAGCCGCCTCAGTCACAACGCTGTCCAGCACGGCCTTGAAGACCGGCCTGTCCTTCCGTGAGAGGTAGCGGAAGGCCCACACGTTCTCAGGGTTCTGGTACAGCGGGTTCGGGTGATCCGAGGCGTGGTTGTGCGAGTACCGCTGTCCCTGATAGTCGCTGATGCTTGAAATTCGCGCGTTTTCCAGCAGGTAAATCCGGCGAATTTCTCCTTTTCGGGATCGAATTACCTTCACGCGCCTCGTTGACAGGAGGCGTTCCACCTGCGCTGGCGAGTAGTGCCCAACCAAGCTCTCATCGAGAGAGTACACTGGGACTCTGGCGTTGCTCATGTGTGGCTTTGTCGCCTGAAAAGACGGGGGTACTGCGGCCTGCGGGGTAGTTTAACCAGCGCCCCGGCACTGTATGAGGATCATCTGGAACCGCGAGCGGGTTCCAGTACTACCTGATCCAAGCTTCCGGCATCCCCCCCGTCATTTCAAGGCTTCTCCCTTCAGAATTTCCTATCAATTTGAATCGAAAGAAGAAACAAGTAAGACCCTTTTCTCGCTGATCTTGACAAGGCGCAACAGACATCACGCGGCATCCCCAAAGAGCGCTGGTGACTCGGCTGTCTGCGGGGCCTTGCGCCTGGCTGCTCGTGCGGTGGCAGCCGCGCGCCCAAGGATCGCTGCTGCCTCGCTGATCGATGTAAGTTTGCCGTCGCACTGCTCGTCGGCTTCGCGGGCGAATCGGAGAGCGTCCTTGAACACGGCCAGGAACCCATCGGCGTCGCTCACGTCAACGTCTCCGATAGCACTCCAGTTGAGTGACACCTGCCGCTCGGGGCAGATAGCATTTGGGCCACGCACGGTCACACGCACGAGGTCGCGCCCGGCGAACTCGAAACTGTATGTGCCCTCCGGCGTCCTGTAGCGTCGCATGGTGCCCCTCAGAACCTCAGCGGCATCACGAGGCACTTGTAGACGCCCTCGCCGTCGCCGGTGGGCGTCAACTGGATAGCCTGTTCCGCGCCGTTGTAGCTGAGCATGGCCTTCTCAGAGCCGCAGACAGCCAGGAAGTCCACCAGGTAATCGGAATTGAGGCCAATCTCCAGGCTCGGTCCGTCCATCTCGGCGGGCAGGGATTCCTCAGTCTGCCCAGTCTCCGTCTGGCTACTGGTGATGGCGACCTGCCCGTCTGCGATAGTGAGTTTCACCGCGTGCCGGTCATCGGTGAGCACGCGAGCGCGCTCGATAGCAGCCTTCATCTCGGCCACTGGAACCGTGGCCGTGCCCTTGAACTCCTTCGGCAGCACACGCCCGTAGTCGGGGAAGTTTCCTGTGCACCTCCGCGCGGTGAGGCTGCGGTCCCCGACCGCAAAGAACAGGTGGTTGGAATCAGCGGCGTACTGAACCGTCGCGTCGCCTGAAGCGGAGCCGATGAGCTTCACCACTTCGAGGAGCGCCTTCTTCGGGATTAGCGCCTTCTGCGGCCTGCCGCCGCCCTCGATCTCGGTGTAGGCCAAGCGGTGGCCGTCCGTGGCAACCATGCGGAAGGCACCTTCGGTGATCTCGAACAGCGCCCCGTTCAGCGTGAACCGCGATTCCTCGTTCGAGATGGCGAACAGCACGCGCTGGATCAGCCGCGCCAGGACACTGGCGGGGACGTGGACGCCGTCGTCGGGCGTCGAGGGAAGTTCCGGGAAACTGTCAACGGACATGCCGGCGATGCGCGTCTTGGCGCGGCCCGCGTTGATCGTGGCCCAGAACTGCTCGGTGAACTTCATGTCAACATCACCGCCCGGCAGTAGGCGCACGTAATCGAGCAGCCGCTTGGCCGGCAGCGTCGCGGAGCCGTCCTTCTTCACGGTCGCGGGGAACTGGCAACGCATGCCGATCTCCAGGTCGGTCGCCGTGATGGTGACGTGGCCGAAGTCGCTCGCGTCCAGGCGCACGCTGCTGAGGATCGGGATCGTCGTCCTGCGCTCGACCGAACCGATGGCGAGTGAGAGTTCGCGCACAAGGTCGGCCTTGTTGAACGTGAATGCAGCAACAGTACCGTCAGAACTCGGCATTGGTGCCCTCCCCGTCTTCGGATTCCTTGTTCTCACTGTCCGCGTCCAGCCGTTCGAGGATGGCCTTCTTCTCGGCCTGCACCAGCGACTCGGCCAACATCTGGAGCCTGCGCATCGCCTCCCAGACGTTCTCTCCTTCCGCGACCGTTGCCTTGAGCGTCACGCCAGGCTTGAAGTTGGCGAAGCGCTCGTAGGGGTGATTGAACCCGGCTGATGCGTAAGCCGTGATCTCCGTCACTTGCATGCGCTCCTCCTGGATGCGGCTGTCCTTGGCGCGCCGACCAGCGGAACGACCTCCGCTTTTCGTTCGCGCGGCGACGCTGACTTGGCGAGTTCGCGGCTCTTCGCATCGAAGTAGCCGCGCAGGGCCTTCGCGTGAGCCATCCACCAGGCCCCTATTCGGAAGGATAGGGAGGGCGAAATGAACGCGATTGCCACCGCGAAGAGCAGCATCGACAACACACCAGCGAGTACTACATTGATGTCACTTGTCTGCATACACATCTCCTGTTCTTTGTCTCGACTTCTAGTTGCCTGTCCTGCTGTCTACCGGGACGAACGCCCGGTCATGGCGCTAGATGGGCTGTCTCCTCCTCCAAGCGCCGGAACTCCACGGCCCACACCCACGGGTTGCTTTCCCAAGGGTAGCCGCGCTCCGCATTCACCGCGTCCCACATGCGGCGGAAGGCCGCGCGCACGTAGGCCGTCCAGCCTTCATCGATTGACGCCTCGATCTCTTCCGGTGTTGCGCCCTCAGGCGCACCCTCCGGCAACTCCTCGCAGGTGACATCGTTCCAGTGCCGCGTCCAGATCACACCCTCGGCGAGGCAGTCATCGAAGCTGATGTCTTGGAGACGTTCAGCCCGGACGCTCACGACTTCAAGCGTGAGCCGCGATGCAGACCGTGGCATGAACATTGGGGATCGCTTCCGCCAGCCGTCCGAGCCGTCGTTTTGCTCGCCCATGCGAAGGATGCGCCCGTCCGCGTGCCGCCAGCAGGTCTCCTTCACCCAGAGGCGGTCGGGCTTCGTCGGCAGGAGATGCTTTCGGCGCGCTCGCGTGTACTGTGCGTAAGGACATCGGACCATCGACTGGCACGGTTCGCCGAACCGCTCCACGACCCAAAGGCCGTCGTCCTCGCCGGCCCAGATATCCTTCGCGCCGGTAGCGCCCTTGATAATCCGTCGCGTCTGCCGCTTACACGGGCGATCCGCCGGCCCAGAGAGAATCGCCGCGACCGACTCGGGGCTGAAAATGATCGGGTGCTCGCTCATGCCGCAACCTCCAGGACTTCGTACAGAGATTCCCGGCGCGAGACCACGCGGTAGTTGACGACGCCTTTCTGCCTCAGGTCGCGTAGGATGCGGTCGGCGCTCGCCGGAGCCGCGATCCCCGTGGCATCCTCGACATGGCGGTGTAGGTCGCCGGCGTGGAATTGGTGGTGCTCCCGGCAGAACTCCAGGACCGCCGCGCCGATTCTTGAGGACACGCGGTCAAGGTGCTCCTTCTGGTCCAGGTCGAGGGCAAGCTGCGTCATAACCGACACCTCCGACCGGAGATCAGCGCTCCGACAGGGCTGGCGATGAATCCTACCGCCTGGGCCACCGAGTACCAGAACCAGTTCTTGGTAAGCATGGTACGAATCTCATCTACATATACCGTATACGTAAGTAGCTTGTCAAGGGAAAATTCTCACCAATCATGCGACTTTTTCCAACGGCTCAGTCAGTTGGCGGAATCGGGCGAGGAACCGCGCCTCGGCCTCTTCTGGTGACCAGGGCTGCGAGAGTACTAGGCCGCATGAGCCGATCAGCGGAAGCCAATCCCGCCAGCGCTCCGCGTGCATGTCTCGGTATTGCGGCTTGACTGTCGGCAGCAAGTCGCGGCCCTCTATGGACGCCATTACCCGGTCGGCCCTCCCGACTGACTCCGGCTGATCTGGCGACAGACCGAACCGCTGAGCGATTGCCGCTTGCAAGTTGCGCTCGATGGCCCTGTACTCGTCCATCATGAACAGTCGCTTCAACGGTCGCGCGACATCCACGAGGTACGCTTCACTCGCGTCATGCAGCAAGCCCCACAGGGCGTCAGATGGGTCGCACAGGAGGCTCACGTGGATGGAGTGCTCGGCGACGCTGTAGAACCGCCGCACGTGCCCGGTGAACCGGCACTGCATGGCGAGAGCGTGGGCAATGTCTTCGATGTGGATCTCGTCCGGGCGCGGGTCAAGCGGCCAAAACGCAATCCCGCTGAAGGTTTGAATCCAGTCGCCGGCTCTCGCCCGACCGCGCTCAGCGCGGCAGAGCGGGCAGCACTCATCGTATTTCGGCCAGACAACTGTGTTTCCGCCCATGTCGAGGTTCAGCCTCCCCTCTTCACTCATCCCGTGGTACGGGTGCGCCTCCGTGATCGTCATATGCCGCCGCGTTCGTACAATCACGCTGATCTCTTCCCTTTCTGCTTGCGCCGCTCGCGGCGCTCGTCCTCCACAGCCAGGCGCACTGCGTACAGGTACGCGGCCTGGTAAGAGAGCGAGTACTTCCGCCGACACCCTTTCTGTCGAAGGTCCATGTAGCCCGGATGAATCTCGATGACGACGGGGAGCAGCCGCCCCCCCGTCTCGGACTGACGCCGCAGTCTCTCGACGCACTGTTCGGTTGAGAAATGTCATCGGACGACATCCCGCGCCATGCCGCGCACGAGGACAGGGAGGGGGCCGTTACCGGCCCACCTCCGCCTCGCCAAACTCCGCGAGGGCGTCGAGGGTCCGCTCTTCCCGTGCGCGCCTCTCGATCACGTCAAGCTCGTGCGAGGTGTACCGCGAGCAGAGCGGAACCGTCCGCACGAGTTCACCCTCCTTGTAGGAGCCTGAGAGCGTGCCATTCTGGCCGAAAGCCGTATAGAAACCCACATAGGCGCGCCCGTTGATATCGACGCCGCGATAGGCGATGCGCACCACTGGGACCATCCGACCGAAGCAGTTCAGGGCTAGGTCGCCCTCCTTGAGCCATTCCACTTGCTCTCTCGTTGGGATCAGCATTATTTCGTTGTTCATGTCTATACTATATACGTATACGTATGCTGATGTCAAGAGAAAATGTGTTTTTTGTGATTTTTTTATTGCCGGTCGGCACTGCGCTAACACCGCGCTCACACGTGGGGCCTCCATGGCTTGACATCGGGCTCAATGACGGACCTGGCAGGACGCAGAATCAACGAGATAGCACCAGACAGACCAAGCTCGACTGGGCCTTAACCCGTTCGATTCCCGTTAGCGCTACCAATCTTCCATATACTTACGGGCTTTGCGCTGGGACGCGCTGGGATAAAATCCGCGCCAGAACTACTGCACGTCACCCTTCCAGTTTTCCGGCTTCGGTTCCCGATTGCGTTTCTGGTATTCCTCCCAACGCCGCACCGCCTCATCATCTTGACCATGGATCGCATGGGAGTAGATGTCGGCGGTCACGCGCACCGAGGAGTGCCCCAACCGCTGCGAAACGACCGGCAGCGGTACGCCGCCGTCGAGCATCTGCGACGCCATCGTGTGCCTGAGCAAGTGCAGCGACGATCCCTTCGGCTTGGGGATCTTCAGCCGCTTGCGGTACGAGTATGGATCGACAATAGCCAGCA